ATGTTTTATCATATAAAAGAGCTTCAATATCAAGCAAAGCCAGCTCATCCCGATCCGGTTTATGCGAAAAAACTTCAAGAGGTGCTCGGCGGCCAATTCGGTGAAATTAGCGTCATGATGCAGTATTTGTTTCAAGGGTTTAACTGCAGGGCGGATGCTAAGTATAAAGATTTGTTATATGATGTGGGGACCGAAGAGATTGGGCACGTAGAAATGCTGGCAACGATGATTTCCAGGCTTCTGGACAATGCACCCGCGGATGTACAGGAGGATGCTTATAAAAGCAATCCCGCTATTGCAGCAGTCATGTCAGGGATGAATCCTCAGCACGCGATTGTGTCCGGATTGGGGGCGATGGCATCAGATAGTGAGGGCTATCCGTGGAATGCAAAATACATTATCTCAAGCGGAAACCTGCTGGCCGATTTTCGCGCTAACTTAAATGCGGAGGCCCAAGGACGCCTTCAGGTGACACGGCTTTATGCCATGACCGATGATCCAGGGGTAAGAGATATGCTGTCATTTTTGATTGCAAGGGATACCTATCATCAAAATATGTGGTACGCGGCCATTAAAGAGCTGGAGGAAAGAGAACGGGATATTGTCGTCCCGACGACGTTTCCGCGTGAGCTCGAAAAGCAGGAAGTCTCCTATGACCTGTTTAACTTTTCCAGGGGAGATGAAAGCTCACAAGGAAGATGGGCACATGGGGAAGCCTTTGACGGCCGGGGTGAATTCAGGTATATCCCGGCTCCGATTGCGTTCGCATCTGCGCCTCATCTTAAACCGGCGCCCATGTGGCTGCATAATACAGTTCCCCCAATGTCGAAATGTTAGGTTCTCTTCTGGGCTGAGGAATATATCCTCAGCCCTTATTTGATCAGATGTTTTTGCCAATATGATATAACGCTTTTTCCTCAGCGACCTGCAAGTGCTGCTGATCGCCTTCCTCGTACGCATGTGGCCGCTTGTGAGATAATAAATAAGCGAGCCGCTTCTGAAATTGAATACCTGCTTTACGCCGTTCAAACATGTCAAGCCTTTTATCAGCAAATTCCTTTGTTACCCGGAATACCGCCGAAATTGTGGCGAGTGCCTGGCTTCTCCATTGCGGCAGTTCCATCTGCAACAGCATAAAGGTTGGCACACAGAAGTGGTACATAAATTGATTTGCCTGGAATTCCTGAAGCTCTCTGAAGAGCTTGTTCATCTGAAAATGATTGCCTGCATGCTTTAACACGTGGCACAGCTCATGGCCAAAATCCTCCCATTGCTCTTCCCGTGACTTTTTTTGGTTTAATACGATACTGTACATGCCGTCGTATTTCACCATCATGCTCCCCATATCCTCAAAATGCACCCAAATATCCAGATCCTTTGCGATTTTCAGCATGTCAATGTGATGAGGGGATGTGATGCCCAGCCGGCCGTATAAATTTTTAACGTATTCCTCCAGATGTGATAAGTAATCGCCCAATTGAATACTCCCTTTCGAACATTTGTTCTGTTTTTAGCGAGAAAGAAAAGCCCGTATAGGACTGGAAAGTAGTGTAGAAATCTTTCCCTTTTCTTTAAAAAATAAACACTTTTTTCTTTATATCGGTCTACTTTTTATATGTTTTAGAGAACAGAGAACGATTTATTTATTTTTCGGTTTGCGGTTTTTCTCTTTTTCTTTTAAATAGTTGATAAATTCGATGGCCTGCTGTTTGCTTTCTGGGGAAAAATCCTGCATATCGCGGTATGCAAGCTGCAGGTCGGGATCTGAGAACATATCGTCATCGGATTTTTTGTCTTTTCCCGTTAATAAGTAATCAGTCGTTACTTGAAAGTAATCAGCCAGCTTTTGGAGTGTGTCGTAATCAGGTTCGCTTCGCCCATTTTCATAGTGGGAATATCGTGCCCGTGACACACCGATGTGTGATGCGATTTCTTCCTGTGTCCTTTTCCCTCTGAGACTCTTCAATCTGCCGCCTATCATACTATGACCTCTCTTTTTTAAACTCCCTACGTTACTTATGATTATAGATACAATATGTATCAAAATAAAGTTATGATAAAAAAAGTATCAAAAATTACTTGATGATACAGTTCGTATCGTTTATACTTGGTAACAGTTGATACGAAATGTATCAAAAACAAATCAGGAGAGTGATCACATGTATCCAATCCAAATTGTTTTTAGTGAAAATCCCATAGATCAGCGCCATCTCGGACAATCCGGCGGCACCATTTCGTTTACGGCATGCGGCCTTCCGGTGTTCCACTTTGAAACGCAAGAGCAGTTTCAAGCATACATGATGTTAAAGGGAGAAGCGGCGTACAATGAAAAACGATAAAAGCTATCCTTTTCCGACGTATTCAGGTTTATTGAATTCAGAACATTATGACAAAATCGGCCCGGCGCTATGGCTGTTTCTCTGGTTTATCAGCTCAACAACAAAAGAAATCGAAAAAGACGGCGTAAGCTGGGGCATCGTACTCGGCCATAAGCCGTTAAAAGCGAGAGAAATGGCGGCAGTCTTCGGCGTAAGTGAAAAAACCGTCAGAAGATGGCTGGAGCTTCTCGAAAACCATGATTACATAAAGGCCGTCCGTGCGCCATACGGACTGATGATTTCGGTCAAGCATTCCAAAAAATTCAGCTTCAGATCGGACAATACTGTACACGGGAGTCTAAAAGAACGGCCATTTTCGCCGCAGACACCGGACACAAACGACCGTACAGATATAGATAAAACAAACAAATATACTGCTGCTGATAATGCAGTGGATCACATTGCGAAGCGGTTTACACAATTACGGTCGGCTCAAGAAGGACGCACCGTGTATCCTTCCTCAAGAGATTATCAAGCCATCGCCCGCATTGTTGCCATCGGCGTTCCTGTCACGCAAACAATCAAATGGCTTGAAGAATGCTTTCAGGCTTTTGAAAACCGGCGGACCGCCGCTTCTGAAACAATCAAGGCTTTTCGCTACTGCTCGAAATTCATTGAAGATCGATTTTTCGCGCAGCAAGCCAAAAAGAATGCCGCAATTCAGCATGAGAGGATGAAAAAACATGACAAAACGAACAATCGAACAGATTTTGGACGAGCTGAGAAGAGGGAGACGTCCATTACTGGCGGACAAACCGGCCGAATCAGACGCAAGCAGGTATGATTGCCTGCGCTGCAAGGATCAGGGAGGTTATCTCGTCAGGCAGAATGGCCTGGAAGTCTGGACGATGTGCAGCTGCATGGCAGAACGGAAAGTGAAGCGGCTGCTGGGTGCAAGTGAGATTACCCACGCTTTCAGACAGCTCGGCTTCAAGGAATTCCGTACGGAGGGAAAGCCGCAGGCCATAAAAGACGCATTTGAGTGTACAAAAGAGTATGTTGCCGATTATGAACAAATCAAGGATTGCCGAAAAAACAGCATTGCCCTTTTAGGACAGCCCGGATCAGGGAAAACACACCTTTTGACTGCCGCTGCCAACGAATTAATGAGAACATGCTATGTGCCTGTCATTTATTTTCCGTTCGTGGAAGGCTTTACTGATCTGAAAAATGATTTTGCCCTATTAGAAGCGAAGCTGAACCGGATGAAGCAGGCGGATGTGCTGTTCATAGATGACCTGTTTAAACCGGTTAACGGCAAACCCCGCGCTACAGATTGGCAATTAGAGCAAATGTATTCGGTACTCAATTATCGCTACTTAAATCATAAACCGATTTTGCTTTCGAGCGAGCTGACAATTGAAGGACTTGTACGGGTCGATGAAGCGCTCGGCACGAGAATCTATGAGATGTGCAGTGACTATTTAGTGATTATCAAAGGAGCAGCCTACGAGCTTAACCATAGATTGGAGGGCGTCAGATAATGTGTAAGCTTTGTCAAACAAAGAAAGTCATTGTGGAACATACCGGTATTGGAGTCGTTTTTCATCCATGTCCGAACTGCCGGTCCGGCACTGACTTAACGCCTGTCATTCAAAAGCTGGAGCAAATGCTGACAGCGGGAAAAGCGAGGCTGAATATCTATGATTAAACAGCTGACTGCACTAATCGCTTTGCTGTTTCGGGCAAAGCGAACAGAAAAAAACATTGAACAATGGTATAAGGACGACGGGAAGTGAAAGTGTTGGCAAAGACAAAACAGGCAGAGAAAAGCCCTGCGCCGTGGCGTGCTGTCCCGTGCGGGGATACGAAACCGATCTATATTTATTCAGCTTACAGTGAAGAAGAAAAAGAAAGATTCCCATATTCAAACGGACGGCTGATTGCCGCTGTATTTGACCTCAGCTCGTATTCGCAAAAAAGCAATGCCGCTTTGATGGCCGCTGCGCCTGAATTGCTGGAAGCGTCTAAAGTTGCACTTGATTTTCTGAAAGGGAATTCTGTTCATTCAAAGGAGCGTATCATTCAGCTATTAGAAAAAGCTGAAGCAAGCGCTGCACCGAAAAGGGGAGGAAAAGAAACATGATTCATCCTAAAAAACTGCTGCATATCGATTCCATCACGCTTAAGAGCCAGCTGGAGGAAGGGAAAATCCGTGTCATTATTGTGGATGGCATCAAGCAAGAAGCATGGATCACAGAAGCGCCCGAGCATGGAAAAACGCTCGTCGAAACAAGAAAGGGCGATCTTGCCCGTGTGGAATTTGAAATCGGCTACAAATTAAATTAAAGCGAAAACAGAATACGTCCAAGACGGAAAGCCTGCGGACACTGATCAACTGCACAGCATTTGTGCGTTGATTGGTGTCCGTTTTTTATTTGCCAAAAATGAGGAGGATCATAGAATGCAAGACTTACTATTTGAATATAAACGCACGCTCAAACAAACAAGAATACAATATAAACCGCTCGCTGAGGCAGATGAATCCGTGCTCTCAGCTGAAGAGCTGAAGGATAAAAAAATCATCAGAAATATGATTACTGATCTTGAATATGTAACAGAATGGCTTGAAAAAGGAAGGCAGCCCGGCATCAGACGGGCGATTGACCGGCGTGATGCCTACCAGCGGCTGATGATCAAGGACCCGAGAATCATCGAATCATTTTCCAGCGCTATGATGTTTGAGCCGGACGGACAGGTATCAGAAGAAGACAGAGAGAAAATTCGAGAAGCATTAGCCCTGTTAACGGACAGAGAAAAGGAAATGTTTTTGCTGCATAAGGTAGAATGTTTTTCTTATGAACGGATCGCCGATCTTCTCGGCGTGAAAAAATCAACAGTGCAAACGACGATTAAACGGGCGAGTTTAAAGATGCAAAGACAGCAGGAAGACATGAATCGATCACTTGCCTGAAAGCTTGTCATACGTTTGCCACCTATAAGTGAATAGAGCATGACACATAAGCGGCTGGCATGATCAGCCGCTTTTATGAATAAACAACCATGCTGGAGGTGGCGGTGATGCCGTAGCATGAAAACACAACAGCGCGAACAAGCATTAGCAATCTATCAACAACATCAAGGAAAGATCACAAATCGGGCAATTGCGGACACAATCGGTGTTTCCGCGAAAACAATCGGCATCTGGAAAAAACAAGACAAATGGAAAGAGGCCCTGTTTTCTGCGTCCAAAAACGAACAAAAACAGCGCCCTATAGACAACGATGAATTAAATGAACGCCAGCGGCTGTTTTGCCTGTATTACGTCAAAAGCTTCAATGCCACACAGTCAGCAATCAAAGCGGGCTATTCTCCGGACAGCGCTCATGTGACGGGCAGCCGGCTCTTAAAAAACGAAAAGGTTGCTGCTGAAATCAAACGCATTAAAAAAGAAATGGTCAATGAAATGTTTATTGAAGCGATGGACGTGCTGCAGGTTTATATCAAGATCGCGTTTGCGGATATTACGGACTATGTGACCTTCGGAAAAAAAGAGGTTCAGGCTGTCGGGAAATCGGGTCCGCTGTTTGATGAAGATGATAACCCGATTATGAAGGAAATCAGCTTTGTCGATGTCAAAGACTCCGGGCTCGTGGACGGCACCATTGTGACGGAAGCAAAGCTTGGCAAAGAAGGCATTGCCATCAAGCTTGCAGATAAAATGAAGGCGCTTGAGAAGCTGTCCTTATATTTTGATTTGTTTCCAGATCAATTTAAACAAAAAATTGAAAATGAGAAATTGAAGCTTGCCAAACAAAAAGCGGAGAAAACAGATGACAGCCAGGAGCCGATTGAAATTATGATCAAACGAAAAGAGCGCAAGTCATGATTGTAAAAGAAATCAATCCTCATTTCGAAGATTACGTGTTCAATTGGGAGCAGACGTACCAATTTCTCGTCGGCGGCTACGGCTCATCCAAAAGCTATCATACGGCATTGAAAATCGTGCTAAAGCTGCTGAAGGAAAAACGGACGGCCCTTGTGATCCGGGAGGTGTTCGATACCCATCGGGATTCGACCTTCGCCTTGTTTCAAGAGGTGATCGAAGAGCTCGGTCTCACAAAGGCTGTGGCATCTCTTTCTTCCCCGCTGCAGCTGCGATTTCACAATGGCAGCCGGATCATGTTCAAAGGAATGGACAATCCGGCAAAATTAAAATCGGTTCATAACATTTCATTAATATGGATTGAAGAGTGCTCAGAGGTGAAGTATGAGGGGTTCAAGGAATTAATCGGACGTCTTCGCCATCCTGAGCTGAAGCTTCATATGATCTGTACCACCAATCCCGTCGGCACCTCCAATTGGACGTATAGGCACTTTTTTCGGGATGAACGCAAGAAACGGTTTGTGCTGGATGACAGCGAACTTTACGAAAAGCGGACGATTGTGAAGGGAGATACGTATTACCATCATTCCACCGCTAACGACAATCTTTTTCTCCCGGAAAGCTATCTGAAACAGCTTGACGGACTCAAAGAGTATGATCCCGACCTGTACCGGATTGCCCGCAAAGGACGATTCGGCGTCAACGGGATCAGGGTGCTGCCGCAGTTTGAGGTACTCCCGCATGATCAAGTAAAAAAATGTATCGCAGCCATCAGCAAGCCAATCTTTCGTACAGGCATGGATTTTGGATTCGAGGAATCCTATAATGCCGTCGTCCGGCTTGCTGTAGATCCTGAGAAAAAATACCTCTACATTTATTGGGAGTATTATCAAAACAAAATGACAGATGACAGGACGGCTGATGAGCTGCGTGAGTTTATTGAGACACAGGAATTGATCAAAGCCGACTCGGCTGAGCCGAAAAGCATTCAATATTTCCGCCAGCAGGGCTTTCGGATGGTTGGAGCCAGAAAGTTTCCCGGCTCCAGGCTTCAATATACCAAAAAGGTAAAACGGTTCAAAAAAATCTTCTGTTCGGATCGCTGTGAAAATGTCATCTATGAGCTCAAGACACTTACGTATGCCAAAGATAAAAACGGAGCTCTGATTGAGGATGAATTCACGATTGACCCGCATACGCTTTCTGCCATTTGGTATGCGCTTGATGATTATGAGGTTGCTGATATGAAAGAGACAGCACACAAACGAATCCGGCCGAACAGAGAAAGGAGGAGGTCATAAATCATGCACAATCAAACAGTCAGAGCAACTGTATTTAAAGCCAATGCCGCGGCTCCACAAACAAAGCAAATCTATGAAGATGACTTTTCTGAGCTGTACGGAGAGGACATTATCGCTCCGCCCTACAATATCATCGAGCTCAAAACCATTGCCGAATACTCGACCATTCTTCAGCAATGCATTGATGCGTACAGAGTGAATATTACAGGCTTTGGATTCGATGTTGAGTACACATTTGATGTCAACGCAAGTGATGTCGATCAGGCAAAAAAGAAAAGAGCGGAAAAAGACTGGGCCAGACTCGAAGCCTTTTATAAATGTCTTCACTTTGATGAATCAGCTGAAATGATTTTAGGCTATGCCATCGAAGACAGAGAAAAAACAGGCAACGGATTTATGGAAGTGCTTCGCGACGGGGCGGGAAAACCTGCCGGCATCGAATATTTAGATGTGAAATATATGCGTGTATGCGGAGCTGGCGAGCCTGTTGAGGTCTCATTTATATATGAAGAAAACGGGAAAATGAAAAGGATCAAAAGGCAAAAACGCTTCCGAAAATATGTGCAGATGATCAATGGAAAGAAAGTATTTTTTAAAGAATACGGCGATCCGCGAAAAATGGATATGCGTACAGGTGAATATGTAAACACATTGGCAGAGAAGTATCAAGCAAATGAAGCCATTCACCTCAAAATCGGAAGCGGCGTATACGGTGTACCCCGCTGGATCGGCAATATTGTCAATTTATACGGAGCCCGAAAAGCAGAAGAACTTAATTTTATGTATTTTAAGCAGGGGCGTCACGTCCCCGCTGCGATTACAGTGGAAAACGGGATGCTGTCTGAAGCTTCTTACCGGGAGCTGCAGGAATACATGAATGATCTTGAAGGCGTGGAAAACGCCCATAAATTTCTCCTGATCGAAGCGGAAGGAATCGCAAAAGAAAAGGATCTCCACGGAGGCGAGGATATTACGCCGGTTTCCGTGGAAATCAAATCCTTGGCGGAAATTCTCCAAAACGACGCCTTGTTTCTTGAATACGATGAAAAAAGCAGAAATAAGCTGCGTTCCGCGTTCCGCCTTCCGCCGCTGTATACAGGCGAGGCCCAGGAATACAACCGGGCGACAGCTGATACTGCTAGAAAAATTACGGAGGAGCAGGTTTTTCAGCCGGAGCGAAAAACGCTCGTGAATAAACTGAATACGCTGCTTTTGCCGGAGCTGAATATCCATGACGTCAGGCTGACATTAAAAGGACCGGACTTTCGTGATCCGCTTGAGATTGCGAAGGTGCTCGGTCCTTTTATTACAGCAGGAGCAGTCTCGCCGAATGATTTACGCGACCTTGCCGGACGGGTGCTTGGCAAAACACTGGAGGAGTGGCCGGAGGACATTTATAAACGGCCTGCAGGACAGGATGCGGAAAAGACAAACCTGACTGCGCTCATGCAGGAGTTGAAAGAAAGCATCGAAGATATCAAAACGTCCTGAAGGGAGGTGAATCAAACAGGTGGCGCGAGAATTAAGAAATGCCAAAATCAGCTTTGTCAGTTATGTGGACAAGGCGGCTAACCAGACAGAATTTTTCTTTACGAAGTCAGCCAAACCTCCGTCATTTGAAAAAAAGGTTCGGCTGTTTACAAAAAGTGAGCAGGATGAACAAAAGCTCGTGTACGGAATCGTGTATGAGCCTGATGTTCCTGATGCCCACGGCGATTTTATGACCGCCGAGGAAATTGAAAAAGCGGCGCACGGTTTTCTCGCGGAGGCACGGGAGATTGATATCAATCACAGCTTTGAGGGCGGAACCGGCGTCGTGGTCGAGTCCTATGTGGCGCCCGATGATTTTATGATCGGGTCAAAGCGGATTACAAAGGGCTCATGGGTACTCGTGACAAGAGCGTCTGACGAGGTGTGGGAACAGATTAAGGCTGGAATTATCACCGGCTACAGCATGGCTGGCACTGCAGATGTGTATGAAGAAGAACCGGTCGAAAAAGCAGGGTTCTTTAGTGTATTCAAGCAAATGCTTGCTGACAAAACAGGGAAGGAGACTGAAGAAATGAGAAAAGAAGACATGAAAGAATCATTCGAGCATGCGCTTTACCCTCTGCTCAAACGGCTTGAGCGGATTGAAAAAAACACAGACACGGAGGAAAAGCCGGAGCAGACGGGTGATGACGAGCGTCTGAAAAAGCTCGTTGAAGACATGCTTGCCCCGCTGATCGAACGCATCGAGGCTTTGGAAAAAGCGCGAGGCGCCTCTAAGCAGACAGCGGACGATACGGGCGGCAATACAGAGCAAGTCAAAAAATCAATCTGGAGCGGACTGCTGTAAAACCAGTCAAGGAGGAGGAAATCAATTGAGAAATCAAGAGATCATTCGGAAAGCGGAAATGTCGCTTTCTGCTTTAAAAAGCGGCGGGCTTATGAACCCTTCGCAAGCATCGGCTTTTATCCGCATGGTGCAAAACACGCCGACCATTTTCAGTGAATCCCGCGTGATTCAAATGGAAAATGATTCGCAAAAATTTGAAAAAATCGGCTTCGGCCAGCGTATTCTGCGGGCTGCGCAAGAAGGAAAAGCACTGTCAAACGACGAGCTGACAGTTCCGACGACAAGCACGGTCCAGCTGAACACGAAGGAAGTCATTGCGGAAATCAACATTACGTATGACACACTTGAAAACAATATTGAAAAAGACGGCTTGCAGCAGACGATCATGCAAATTTTAGCAGAGCGCGCAGCAGTTGATATTGAAGAGCTGATCGTTAACGGCGATACAGCATCAGCTGATCCGTATCTGGCACAGCTGGACGGCATCCGTAAACAGGCGGTTTCCCATATCGTTGACATGAACGGTGAAGAACTGTCCAGAGCGACATTCAAGAAAGGCTTAAAGGCAGTTCCGCCAAAATATTTGCGCATCCCTCAGGAATTCAGATTCTATACGTCTCACGGCTTAGAAGTTGAATGGAAGGACCGCGTGGCAGACCGCCAGACAAACCTTGGGGACCAGGCTGTTCAGGGCGGCTTGTCAACAGCATTCGGCGTACCGGTCAAAGGAGTATCCAATATTCAGCCGTACACAGTCGGTGAGGGAGACGCGCAATATGACGCTTCTGATATCATTCTCACACATCCGAAAAATATCATTCTCGGCTTCTCCCGCAATATCCGAATTGAAGTCGACAAAGACATCCGCTCCCGTAAATTCATTATTGTCTTAACGGCCAAGCTGGACAGCAAGTTCGAGGAAGAGGATGCCTGCGCGAAATTAATTAACGTAAAAGAATAATAGAAACGAGGTGGTCAGCTCATGCTCATTGAACCGACTGACGTAGCCTCCTATTCGGTCTATGATCGGGTGAAAAACAGGCCGGAAGAGCTGCTGGCGCAGGATATCATCGAGGCGGAAGCAGAAGCGGCTCTCATCACGGGCCACCGCTTTGAAGACAGCTTGTATGATCCGCTGCCCGGTAAGGTGAAGCTGGCTTTAGTAAAGCTTGCCCAGTATTTTGCGCTTGTCAACAGCGATGAATCTGCCTCATCAAGCTATCAGTCTGAGAAAATGGGGGATTATTCCTACACGGTTTCCGGAGAAGGCGGGATTCAGCGGCCTGAGGTGTATCATTTGCTCGAAGAGTTTATCAAGCCGGGCTACGTCCCTGAATCCTCCAGACTGAAGGTGAGATCTTTATGAGCTACAAGCAGATGCTCATTCACCGCTGCGACATTTATCATGAAGCAGCCCAAGCACCGTCTGCAGGCCGATTTGGGATTCCGGCAGACAGGCTGCAGCCGGTGATTTCATATCCCGATACACCCGATGAACAAGATGTCCCTTGTTATTTTACCGAAAAAACACAGCAGCTGGTTCAGGAGGAGCCGGATCAAACTGTATATCACAGCTTTCTCGTCCATTTTCCGTTGTCAGCGGATATCCGCGTGAACGATAAAATCATTTGGGAGAATCATAAATATATACTAAAGCTGCCGAAAAGGATCAGACATCATCATTGGGAGGTCGTCGCAGTCAGGGATGAAAGCCTATGAAAATAGCGGGATTGAAACAGCTGAACACGGCATTAAAAGAAGCGGCTTCAGGCGGTTTTTCCATACAGGCGTCCCGGTGGCTTGAGGAGTGCGGGCAAGATTTTCTGGAGATCGTCCAATCTGAACTCATCAGCACACAAACGATTGATACAGAAAAACTGCTCAGTTCCTTTGAGAAAGGCGCAGAGGACAATCTCTGGATTGTGCAAAGCGGCGGGCTTTCGCTTGAGGTGGGGACACAGCTTGATTACGCCTCATTTCTTAATGACGGCCATTGGACGTCAAAACAAGATGTGAGATGGGTGCCGGGGCGTTTTCAAGGCTCACGGTTTAATTATGATCCAGCGGCTTCAACGGGAATGGCGCTCAAGAGAAAATGGATACCGGGCACGGGCTACTGGGATCATGCACTGCTTTTATATGAACAGCTGTTTGAAAAATCGCTGGAAAACAAACTGCGCCAGTGGCTGAAGAAGCTGTAAAGGAGGAGCAGGATGAACAGTGAAACAGGATCGATCATGGCGTTTTTGTACAGCCGGTGGTCTGTTCCCATTTATGAACGCGAGCTTCCTGATCACTTTCAGGTGCCGTCGTTATACGTCCCGCCACCATCTGTTTTCGAGGAAACAGATACGGTCTCCACATTTAAAAAAACCTACAGTCTCAATGTAAAACTGTTTCATCTGGACTCCGTTCAGGCGCTGGATGAAGCGGACAGGCTCGCGGATGCCATCAGAGAAGCGAGAAATATGGTTCCGCTGCTCAGTGAATCCGGTGAGAAAACGGGGGACATGGTTCGCGTTACCCGAATTGAGACAAGGGTAGGAGACAGGGGCGAGGCGGTCATGGTGATCAGGTGGAGCAGCCGATATTATTATCACAAAATAGAACAGCCTGTCTTACAGGATATCGACATGAACAGCGGGGTGAAATAAGCGGTGGCAAAGAACAAACAACAGAAGAAGGCTGTACATACGGAGAGCCGGGAAGCTCTTTTTGATACAGCGGATTTGATTAAGCACGCGAAGGAGCTGTTCGGCGTTAAGCCGGATATTCTTCAGGGGGCTTTATTTGGCGTGGATCAAACACGTATGACGAAATCAGAAGCCAGTCAATTGATTCAAACATTTCTAACCAAGGAGGTCATGTCATCATGAATGGCGGAACATTTACAACAGGCAAAGAAAAAGAACGTGCAGGCATTTATTTTAACTTTAAAACGACGGCGCAGGAGCGGGTATCACTCAGTGAACGGGGAACAGTCGCACTTCCGGTCGCATCAAGCTGGGGCGAAGCGAAAACGTTCGTCTCCATTTCCAGCGTTGAAGACCTAAACAAAAAAGTGGGCCTCAGCATTGATGACCCGTCTTTATTGCTGCTGCGTGAAGCGAAGAAAAATGCGAAAACGGTATTGATGTACCGACTAACCGAAGGCGTCCGAGCGTCTGCTGATATTGCTGAAGGCGTCAAAGCAACTGCAGTATATGGCGGAACAAAAGGAAATGACATTATCATCCGCATCAATCAAAATGTGCTGGATGCTGATTCTTTCGATGTGACAACATATATGGACGAATCAGAGGTTGATAAACAGACTGTCAAAAAGGCTGAAGAATTAACAGCTAACGGCTATGTCACTTTTATCGGAACAGGCGATCTTTCTTCAACGATTCCTCTCACTGGATCAGAAGGAGACACTGCAGCTGAGACGCTGAATGCATCCGCGGGCATCCGTTTATCCGGCGGTACGGATAAAGCCCCTGTCAACTCCGACTATACAGATTTCTTAGCCGCGGCTGAAACGGAGAGCTTTGATGTGATTGCGCTGCCTGTTGCAGAAGGTGACCAGTTGAAGGCGACGTTTGCTGCTTTCATTAAACGCCTGCGCGACGGCCAAGGACAAAAAGTGCAAGGCGTCACAGCCAATTATGCCGGTGATTATGAAGGCATCATCAACGTAACAGAGGGTGTGCTGCTTGAAGATGGCACGGAAGTTACTCCGGACAAAGCAACAGCTTGGGTAGCTGGAGCGAGTGCAGGAGCAACCTTTAACCAATCACTCACATTTGTAGAGTACGAAGGCGCCGTTGATGTGTTACACCGCCTTGACCACGATACGATTGTTGAACGTCTAGGCAAAGGTGAATTTTTATTCACATTCGACGCCCGTGACAAATCCGTCAGCGTAGAAAAGGACATTAACTCACTCGTGACGTTCACAGCTGAGAAAAACAAGAAATTTGCAAAGAACAAAATCGTTCGTGTCCTGGATGCTGTGAATAATGATTTAACACGCGAGCTGAAAGCCTTAATTAAATCAAGAAAAGGCAGCGGAAGCGATATCCCGGCATCTGAAGACGGACTGCAGTATGTAAAAACGATGATCACGCAATACATGACAACGCTTCAGGATGCAGGCGGCATCACTGGCTTTGATTCCGATGAAGATATCACAATTTCAATGAATGAAGATCGTGACGGCTTCTTGATTGACCTGGCTGTTCAGCCTGTCGACGCAGCAGAAAAATTCTACTTTAATGTGGAGGTAAACTAATATGGCATTAAAAGCACAAAACACAATCTCAGGAAAAGAAGGCCGCTTATTTCTCGATGGTGAGGAAATGGCGCACATCAAAACATTCGAAGCAAACGTTGAGAAAAACAAATCTGAAGTCAACATTATGGGCCGCCGCATGACAGGCCATAAGACAACAGGGGCAAATGGAACAGGGACCGCAACGTTCTATAAAGTTACATCAAAATTCGTGCTATTGATGATGGACTATGTCAAAAAAGGCAGCGACCCTTACTTCACGCTCCAAGCTGTGCTGGATGATCAATCCTCCGGCCGGGGCACAGAGCGAGTCACACTGTACGACGTCAACTTTGACTCTGCGAAAATCGCAAGCCTTGATGTCGATTCAGAAGCGTTAGAGGAAGAAGTTCCATTTACATTCGAAGACTTCGACGTCCCTGAAAAGCTATCTGACACGTTTTAATCAAAGCTGAATCAAGCCCATACGCAGACCTTTCTCAGAAAGGTCTGTTTTTAAAAGATGAAACCAAACAATAGACAAGGGAGTTTTTTACATGAGCGAGAAGAACGAAAACGTATATGATCTTTCCTTTTTTATGCCGGGAAAAACAATTGAAGCTGAGGAAATCAAAGTGCCGATCTCAAAGCGTTTTGTTGATAAAAAAGGGAACATCGTGCCATTTATTTTTAAAGCGATCACGACGGAGCGCATTGATGAATTGGAGAAAGAAACAACAACGTATAAAAATGTCAAAGGCAGAGGCCGTGTAAAAGATTTAGACAGCCAGCGCTTTTATGCCCGAATCGCAGTTGAATCAACCGTTTATCCGGACTTCCGTTCAAAAGAGCTTCGAGAAGCTTACAAAACGGCTGACCCGGTAGAAGTTGCGAAACGCGTGCTCTCAGTTGGAGGCGAGTATGCGAACTGGTTAAACAAAGCGATTGAGATTAATGGATTTGAAGATGAATTAGAGGATCTGGAAGACGAAGCAAAAAACTAATCAAGGATGGGCATAAAGAAGCCGTGTATCTCTACTATGCGATGCACGAGCTTCACTATTCCCCATCAGATTTATTGGCGCTCTACGAAGCGCCCAGAAACTATAAAGCGCTGTTGTATGGACTGATCGGATATAAGCTCGATCTCCTTGAAAAACAAGCAAAGAAAGGAGGGGCATCGTAATTGGCAAAGCTGACAGCAAGGTTTGAAATGGAAGACCGTGTAAGTAAAAAGTTAAGAAAGATCCAGAATGGGTTTAGAGCACTTGAAAAATATAGAAAAATGGTGCAGCGAAAAAGCGCTATTGATGTACGAAAAGAAAGCAAAACTGTATTAAGGACAATTGATCGCATACAAAAATCATTAAAGAAAAAGCTTGGCGCCCAAATGATCTCCATTTCAACTGAGGATAAAGCCAGCAGTATCATTCAGCAGGTTAATGTTCAATTGCAGGGATTGCCGTCATCTGTATCTATTAAAATAGATGCTAGTGACCAAGCAACCGAAAAGTTTGAACGATTAAGAGAGCTCGTGGCAGGTTTTAAAGGCTTTACGATTATGCTGAGTGCAGAAGATCAAGTGTTGCCGGCTGTGCAAAAAATACAGCGCTATATGGAAACTGCACTTAAAAATGGTTACTCTGTTACGATACGCGTGATTGATCACGTCATGAAAACAGTCGGTCGTATTTCTGCTGGTATTGATGCCTTAACAGGAAAAGACAACAAACTTGAGCTCGCTATTAATGACAAGGTGTCAAATAAGCTGGATTCATTGCAGAAAAGAATTGACAGCATGGGAAGCTCAGGTCCCTCCGAGAAAGGAGCGCCTTCAGCAGGAGGAAATACAGGAGATATTGCGAGCATGTTTGATCCAGAAACGATTTTGACAGCACTGGACAAATTTGCTGCTTCAATCATGGAAAAGGTGGATGAAATCGCTACAAAGTTCAGCCCGGAAACAATCTTAACAGAACTGGATAAATTTACAACATCGTTCATGAATAAGGTGGATGAGATCGCCACAAAATTCAGCCCGGAAACAATCTTAACAGAGCTGGATAAATTTACAACATCGTTCATGAGCAAGGTGGACGCAATCGCGACAAAGTTCAGTCCAGAGACAATTTTGTCGCAGCTGGATAAATTCACAACATCGTTCATGAGCAAGGTGGACGCAATCGCGACAAAGTTCAGTCCAGAGACAATCTTGTCGCAGCTGGATAAATTCACAACATCGTTTATGAGCAAGGTGGACGCAATAGCGACGAAATTCAGTCCAGAAACGATCTTGTCGCAGCTGGATAAATTCACAACATCGTTCATGAATAAAGTGGACGCAATTGCAACGAAGTTCAGTCCAGAAACGATTCTGGCACAGTTGGATAAATTTACAACATCGTTCATGAATAAAGTGGACGCAATTGCAACGAAGTTCAGTCCAGAAACGATTCTGGCACAGCTGGATAAATTTACAACATCGTTCATGAGTAAAGTGGATGCAATTGCGACAAAGTTCAGTCCAGAGACAATTTTGTCACAGCTGGATAAATTCACAACATCGTTTATGAGTAAAGTGGATGCAATCGCAAGTAAATTCAGTCCAGAAACGATTTTTAAGCAGCTTGACAAGTTTACAGATTCCTTTATGAAAAAAGTGGATGATATCGCAAGTAAATTCAGTCCAGAAGCGATTTTTAAGCAGCTTGACAAGTTTACAGATTCCTTTATGAAAAAAGTGGATGATATCGCAAGCAAATTCAGTCCAGAAGCGATTTTTAAGCAGCTTGATAAGTTTACAGATTCCTTCATGAAAAAAGTGGATGATATCGTAAGTAAATTCAGCCCGGAAACAATCTTTAATGAGCTTGACAAGTTTACAGATTCCTTCATGAAAAAAGTGGACGATGTCGTAAGTAAATTCAGCCCGGAAACCATTTTTAACGAGCTTGACAAGTTTACAGATTCCTTTATGAAAAAAGTAGATGATGTCGCCAGCAAATTCAGTCCAGACGCCATTATTACTAAAGCGGAAGACTTTGTAACAAATATTGTTGACAAAATTTCAGAGAAATTTAATTTCCTGAATCCGGATAAAATCGCTAATAAAGCAGAAAAGTTTGTTGATAACATTGTTTCAAAAATCGCCAAGAAATTCGAGAAATTCAGCCCAGATAAAATTATTGAAAAAGTGGGAGAGTTTTTTGAAAAAATTATAAAAGGCATTGCTGAGAAGCTGGGGAATCTGGATATTGGCGGGTTGCTTGGCGGCAAATCCAGCGGAAGCAAAGGCAAACAAAAAGCTTCAAAAGCCAATACAAAGAACTCAACTTCTAACAATTCAAACCGCACTAAAAAACCTTCTATGAACCAAAAATCTTCAGGTTCAAAATCGAAAAAGTCAGGCGGCAAATGGGGCGGGGCTTGTGGTTGCTGCTGTGCCGGAATCAGTACAGGCAAAAGCAAAAAAGTCAAAAATAGAAACGGTTCATCAACAAAAGGGAATAAAACAAATCCTGTGAATACACCTAAATCTGCTAAAGGAGCATCAGGCAAAGGTTTTTCAGGCCTTCTGAAAACATTGGGTGAATCAAAAGGCTTAAAAGGCGGACTGAAGGGCTTAAAAGGAGCGGCAAAAGGAATACCGGGATTAGGCGAAATACTGTCCCTTACTGACTTAGCCGGTATCAATAAGGATAATGCTGGTGAAAAAGTAGGTTCAGCCGGCGGAGGTTTAGCAGGAGCCGCTGCAGGAGCGGCTATTGGAAGCGTTGTGCCGGGAGTCGGGACCGCTATTGGCGGTGTTGTAGGAGGAATTGCCGGTACTTTCGGCGGTGAAAGTTTAGGCAAGGCAATTGATGCTGGCGCTCTAGAAGATACATGGAACAGCATTACAGAGGGTGCGCAAAATGCCTGGTCAGCCATTCAGGATACTTGGGGAACTGTATCAACATGGTTTATGGACAATGTCTGGACGCCAGTATCAACTGCAGTTGTGGGTGTAGCAACAAGCATATGGTCCAACATCGTAAATGCATGGACAACGATTCAAACGATATTCAGCACGGTGGCAACATGGTTTATGGACAATGTCTGGACGCCGGTTTCATCAGCAGTTGTGGGTGTAGCAACAGCAATATGGTCTAAAATCGTAAATGCATGGACGACGATTAAAAATGTGTTCAGTACAGTTGCTTCATGGTTTATGAGTAATGTGTGGGGGCCAGTCAAATCTGCTGTAATAGGAGCGGCAACTACAATCTGGGATAAAATGACCGGTGCTTGGAATAAGATTAAGAGTGTTTTCAGTACGGTATCGGGATGGTTCATGGATACAGTTTGGAACCCGGTCAAAAATACAGTCTCAGATGTAGGCAAGGGAATCTCAGATGCTTTCAAAAAAGCGATAGACACCGTTAAGAACATTTGGAAAGGCCTGAGCGGCTGGTTTAAAAAGAATATTCAAGAACCTCTTACAAAGGTGGGAGAAGCGATTTCAGATGCTTTTTCTAAAGCGTTCGGCTGGGTGAAGCAAATCTGGGATAAAGCTGGCGGCGTAGCTAGTAAAGTAATTAATTTTGTAACCGGCGGCGGTGATCCGAATAAAGGTAAGGATCCGGATAAAAATGCCACAGGCGGCTACATCACCAAACCAACCATCTCGTGGATCGGTGAAGCCGGCAAGGAATTCGTTATCCCGGTTGATAACAACCGAGGCCGGGGGAAGATGCTTCTTTCACAAGCGGCGTCTAAGCTGGGTATGCAAGTTGTAGACGACATGGGAGCAGCTTCGTCTTCTGGCGGAAGTCCAGCATCTGTTTCAGGAGGAGCAGCTGTCAGTCCTCTATCAGGCTCAGCCTCCCCAGCAATGAACACTGCAAATCTTACAGGCCAAGCGTCCACACTCGGACAGCAATTTTCAGAAGGCTTTGGTAAAGGCATCAGCGATCAGCCGGTCAAAATGGAAGACTGGAAAAAGAAAAACATCAATACGTCATTTACACAAATGATTTCTGCTTCACCAAATTACGGTAAACAAATGGTAAGCGGGTATGCCAAGGGCCAAAACGGTACAGCAACCGGAACGGACGGCTTTTTGCAATCAAAAGTTAAAACGCCGTATCAAGCCACTGTGAACAAATCGTCTTCATGGGGCACAGGAACGGTCAAAGGCTTTGCGCAAGGACAAAACTCAACCCAAACAGGGACTGCACAGTATGTGAGTACACATGTTGACAAACCGTTCCTGCGTTCAAAAGACACATCGAACAGCTGGGGCTCCGGTTTGATCGGAAACTTTGTGACAGGTATGAATTCTAAATCCAGTGAAGTAAAACAAGCAGCAAAGGATATGGCCAAGAGAGTGGAGCAGGCTTTCCGTGAGGAGCTAGATATTCATTCACCTTCCCGTGTCATGATGAGCTTGGGGCGTTTTGCTTCAATTGGTGTTGTCAAAGGACTTGGCTCAGTAGATGTAAAGAAATATGCTGAAAAACAAGCTGGATCACTGGCGGCTGCCTATTCCGGAATGGGAGCCATGGGCGGGAACGTAAAACAATGGATTATGGCTGCTCTCATGGCCACCAAGACACCGATGAGCTGGCTTCCGGGACTCATGACGATTGCGCAGCATGAGTCCGGAGGCAATCCGAATGCAATTAACTTGTGGGACAGCAACGCAAAAGCAGGGCATCCGTCACAGGGGCTGATGCAGACGATCCCAAGTACCTTTAATGATCACAAAGCGCCGGGCATGGGTAACATTAGAAACCCGATTCACAATGCAGCTGCTGCGATCGGCTACATTAAAAGCAGATATGGGTCAATCAATAATGTGCCGGGGATTAAAAGCTTGAATCATGGCGGTCCGTACGTTGGTTATGCCAACGGCGGACTGATTACGAAAGAGCAAATTGCACGTGTCGGTGAAGGAAACAAGCGGGAATGGATCATTCCGGAGGAGCGAGGCATCCGCGGCCGCTACCTCCTTCAGAGAGCTGCGCAAGCTCTGGGAATGGAAGTGACAGATCCGTCTCAATCCCAGCAGTCTGAGCTTTCTTCAGGACAAGTTTCAGCAGTTACATCCGGCACACGGCAAACGATACAAACAGCCGGAACGAAAGAAATAAAGATTGAGTTTAACGGCGATCAGCATTTCCATAATGGACAGGATGCTGATGGCCTGGTTGCGAAAATCAAGCAGGCATTACTTGATGAATTACAAAAAGACATTAACACCGGTACAAAGGGGGTCGTGGCTTTTGACTAAGTCTATCTATGAATTTTGGATATCACAGGGGAAAGAAAAGCTGCGATTCCCGGTTCTTCCTGAAGCGATTGATATAGCGAATAGTGTACAAAATGACTCAGTAAAGATAACGGGATTGGGTGAACTAACGTTTATTGAAGAACCCGGAGCAAAAGAAATTTCATTTTCTTCTTTTTTTCCAAAAAAGTATACGCCGATAGCTGAATATCAAAATCTCCCGTCTCCGGAAAATGCCATTGCGAAAATTGAAAAATGGATGAAGGCAAAAAAGCCTGTTCAATTTTTAATTACGGGAACAAAAATTAATATGACATGCAGTATTGAAAGCCTTAAATATAGTGAGGGAGACAATGAAATAGGTGATCGGGATTTTGATATTGTGCTAAAAGAATACAAAACCGCTTCCCCGCGGAAAATCAAGCAGAAGAAAAAAACAAAGGCAAAACGTCCGTCGAAGGCTGCGCCGAAGACGTACACAGTGAAAAAGGGAGACACGCTATGGGACATTGCAGGCAGATTTTACGGGAACAGCACCCAATGGCGCAAAATTTGGAACGCCAATAAAACAGCAATGATCAAACGAAGCAAACGGAACATCAGGCAGCCGGGCCACTGGATTTTTCCCGGCCAAAAATTAAAGATACCGCAATGAAACAGGTGATGTATGATGATAGAACTGTTCGTCATTAAAGACACAGAGTGGCTTGAGCTGGTTGCAGAAAGCGTATCGCTTGAAGGCCATCGTTATCAGGCGCCGCGTTCCATTGAAGCAACCATCGTCACCAAGCAGGGCGACCAGACGTATTACAGTGTCTCAGAAGGAGATACAGTCTTGTTTAAATGGAAGGGAAAAGAGCTGTTTCGGGGCATTGTTTTTGCAAGAACCCCGGACGAGCATACGCTTGCCTTCAGCGCTTATGACATGCTGCAGTACCTGGTCAAAAACCAGGATATGTACGTGTTTTCCAATCAGCGGGCCGACCAGATCATCAGAAGGATTGCGAGTGACTTCCAGATACCGACAACCTCGATCGCAAACACAGGCCATACGATCAAAAGTCTTGTCATTAAAAATGATACGACATTGTATGACATCATATTAAAAGCGCTGAAACAGACGAAAAGCCAGACAGGACGACATTACCAGCTGTATTCGGAAAAAGGAAAGCTCGGCCTGCGCGCTTGGCCAGATCCGTCAGAGGTATGGGTGCTTGAAACGGGCGTCAATATCACGGGCTACCAATACAGCACTTCTATAAACGACACTGCTACTCGGGTGGTACTTCGCCGGCAGAAGGACAATAAGACATATAAAGCCTCTGCCAAGGACAGTTCAGGCTTAAATAAATACGGTGTGCTTCAATATACGGAAACGGTCACAGATGACATCAACCAGGCACAGCTTCAGCAGCGGGCAGATGTACGCCTTGCTGAAAAAAAGGGCGTGAAAAAAGAACTGAAAAATATTCAGGCAGTGGGCATCCCAGAAGTGCAGAGCGGCTTGCCTGTCTATATTTCGATTCCGGAGGCCGGCATCAAGAAAACCTATTGGGTAGATACGGACCGGCATGAATTTAAAGGAACGAAACATACGATGACGATCGATGTTGTCGAAAAGAATACGATGCCGGAAGGAGTTTCCTGATGAGATTAAGTGAGGCTATAAAACATTTGGCAGTCGGCGCAGTTGACGCTGAGTCTCCGGTAGAACTGCTCCCGGCTGAAGTCGTTTCGGTTTCTCCTGTGGAAATCAAATTAAAAGAAAACAGCAAACTGATTATACCGGAAGACGCCATCATTATCCCAAAACGAATGCAGTCCGGAGGAGACGATGCACTCGAGCCGGGGGATCGCGTCATGACCGCAGCTCTGACTGGCGGGCAATCGTTTTTTATTTTAGATAAGGTATAGACAAAACCGCTTCAGTACGAAGGGGTTTTTATTTAGCATGTAAAAGGAGTGGGCATCATGGCCCTGACACCAGAAGTGGAGTTTGAAGATATTGAAGATGAGAGCGAAATCATTGAAACCTCGCAAACGTACAAAATAGATTTTGAAAACGGAAGAATTACGAATGAGCTGATTACCGGGATTGAAGCGATCAGGCAGTTCGTGTATATCGCCTTACAGACAGAACGCTATGCGTATTCCATATACAGCCATAATGTCGGAAACGAGCTTCAGGACGTGCTGACAGATCATGAGACGACTGATGCGTATAAAAAGATGGAGATTCCGAGACTGATAGAAGAGGCGCTGGTTTATGATGACCGGATATCGGCTGTAACAGATTTTGAGATTGAAAAACAAGGCGACGCGTTTCATGTGTCCTTCGTGGTGGAGACGGATGAAGGAACGCTTGAGATTGAGGAGGTGATTGGCGAAGATGTTTGAAGATCAGACCTTTGAAAATATTATGGAGCGTATGCTGAACAGCATTTCCGCAGATATTGACACAAGAGAAGGCAGTGTCATTTATAATGCGTTAGCCCCGGCGGCGGCCGAGCTTGCGAAGTCTTATATATGGCTGGATACTGTGCTTGAGCTCGTTTTTTCTGATACCGCACAAGGCGAATTTTTAGACAGGCGTGCAGTGGAAGCGGGAATTGAAAGAACTGCCGCGACAAAGGCGGTCAGAGCGGGAGAGTTTACATCTGGAGTTACTATTCCTGTCGGCTCCCGCTTTTACGTGGATAATCTTTATTTTCAATATACGGCAGATGGGACGCTCATCTGTGAAACACCTGGTGAAGCAGGAAACGCCAATCTGACCGGACGCAATTTATTGTCATTGGATACCATTCCCGGTTTAGAAACGGCCATTGTCAAAGAAATCCTGATTCCGGGACGCGAGGAAGAGGGAGATGACAGCTTGCGAGAACGGTATTTTACAAGGGTTCGGCGTGAGGCCGTCAGTGCCAATAAAATGCATTATAAAGAGTGGGCTGAAGAAGTGGACGGTGTGGGAAAGGCAAAGATCTTCCCGCTTTGGAACGGTGAAGGCACGGTCAAAATTGTCGTCACGAATGCGAATCTTGAGCCCGCTTCTCAAATTTTAATTCAAAAAGTGAAAGATTATATCGACCCTGAACCAGGACAGGGAGAGGGACAGGCGCCAATCGGAGCCGTTGTCACAGTGGAAAGCGCGGTCTGGAAAGAAGTTGAGATTTCTGCCGAAGTGCTGCCTGAGATCAATCACTCAATTGATGAAGTGAAGTCAGAAATTGAGGAAGGCGTTTTAAATCTCTTTAAGAAAATGGCGTTTGAAGATAACGTCATCCGCCTTTCTCAAATTAACAATATCGTCTATAATTCACCGTCAGTCAGTGACTACTCCAATATTCAAATCAACGGCACGTCTGAAAATCTGGTGCTGAGCAACGTGGAAATTCCTAAGCTTGGGCAGGTGAAGATCATTGAGCAAACAAGATGACATGACAGCTTATCTGCCGCCGTTTCTCACCAGCCTTAAAGAAATGGCTGAGCTGCTGAAAGCGGAAGCGCCTGAGTTTGATAAACAAAATGACAGCATATTTGATCTGACGGATCAGTTATTCGTACCGACGGCGACATGGGGGCTCAGCCGCTGGGAAAAGATTTTAAACGTCCCGCGGGAATCAGGCGACACTGATGAGATCAGACGATTGCGGCTCATTTCCAAAATGTCGAACATCCCGCCAATCACATACAGGGCCATTGAGCAGGCGGTAAACCGTTTCTTGAAAAACCCGTCTGCACAGGTCCGCCTGCTTACCGGCGAATATCGATTTAACGTCGATATTAATGTTGATGACCTCCAGCACATGAATGAGCTGATCGAAGCGATAGAAAACATGAAACCCGCTCATTTGGCGTATACGCTCAGAGGCGGATTGAATGAGACGCTGCAAATCAAAGATACAGTCATCCTGAATCACCGCAGATACCGAACAGCCAGTGAGCTCAAGGTCGGTTATTCTGTCACTCTTAACAACAATGAGGTGGTTTTAACTTGATTTCAACCATATACAGAGAACGCACAGCGGCTGATCTAAAAAGCAGAATCGATCACGTGCTGCTCAACGGCCAAAAAACAGAAATAGTAGAGCTTGCCATTGACGGTGCGACCGTCACCGTTCTGACAAAACGTGAGGAAGACATCAAGCATATCGAAACGGTACAAATTTTTGACGAGCTGGGCAATGTGATCACAGAGAGAAAGACTGACCTGGACGTTAGCGAAAACAGAACACTCGATTTCAGATTTACTTTTGAGGTGGTGTAAACATGGCATACGAAGAAAAAACAGACTGGCTTCCGGATGATCCCATCAACGAAGATGACGTCAATCGCTGGGAAAAAGGCATAAAAGACGCCCACACAGACCTGGCCGCCCACAAAAACGACATGAACAACCCCCACAACACAACAAAGGCGCAAATCGGGCTGGGGAACGTGGATAATGTGCAGCAGGCGGCGAAGAAGGATTTTGACAAGCATGAGCAAGATCAGGTGCGGCATGTTACTGAGGAAGAACGAGAGAAATGGAATGGGGGTCAGTTATCGAAGATTACAAAAGATGATGGCTCAGTCTTTATCAACATAGACAATGGACAAGATTTTAACAAAGCAGCTGCTGAGCAAAGGAAGTCATTTACTTTTCACACAGAAAATACAGGAGTGAATACACCTCCACAATCAACGAAAGGCATTTATTTATACTTTTCCGAAAACGACGGGGAAGCGATTGCTATGACAAATGACGGGGGAATTTGGAGAAAAACATTAACGAGCGGAGTGTGGTCCGAATGGGTATCATTCGAGACAGAAGCAGGATCTAAGAGTAAGTCTGAACAGGCTGAGGAAAATGCTAAAAATTATATAGACAAACATATTGGTAATAGCAACATTCATATCACTAATGATGAACGTGTGAAATGGAATGGTGCTCAACTCAAAAAATTGACCAAAGATAATGGTAGAAGAACTAGGGTACCTGATGGGACAGATATTCTATCATTATCAACCGGTTTTTATTATGCATTAGGTAAAAATATAGTAAACAACCCAGTTGAAGGAGATAATGCTTGGTATAACTATGATGTCATAGAGGGGGAGAGCAGCAGAAAAACAATTGTTGCTTACCAAAGCTATGAAGTGACCATGTGGATCGGAATGGTTCATACTGACGGTGAGTTCAGAGGATGGAAGCGGCTGATTACTTCAGAAGAATTAAAAAGTGAAAATATCAATAAAATTGCTGATGAGTCACTGTATCAAGATGCAGCATATTCAGGTAACAATTATCCAATCGGTATTACCACCGTCAGTATTCTCCAAGGGTCTACAGGTTATCCCTATGAATTTGGTGAAGTGCTGAATATAAAATCGAGCATATATCGATTTGCACAGTTTTTCTTTTATGCCGGAAACGCAGGTCAAAAGAAAATATTTATTCGTCACTGGTATGATAGCACAGGCTGGACTGAGTTTATTACGATCCCTTCATCAGATGAACTAGAAACTGTTTTAAATACAGCAAAGCTTTATACGGACAGTCATGCTAATAACACGGAAATCCATGTCACGCAGAACGATAAAACTAAGTGGAATAACAGTCAGATTTTCAAATTGACTCAAGATGATGGAACGTTGGGAAAATTCTACAATGAAGATTTAAATAATATAATTAAAACAGGATTTTATTATATTTATTCTTCTACGACTGAATTAAATGCTCCTATTAATAGAAATGGGTATTTGCTTGTATATAATGTTGGTACCTATCCGTATCAAGAATTTACTACTTATTCGGGAGAAACAGCTTCTATTCCAGACAATAGAAGAAAATTTATCCGAAATAAAAAGCAAGATTCAGAAGAATGGACTCCGTGGATGGAGATTGAAAATTCACAAGGAGCACAGGCAAAAGCAGACAAAGCTTTAGCTGATGCTAAAACCTATGTAGATACAAATTATACAAATCAAAAATTAACCAAACTTTCAGGCTCTGATGCAATAACAGATGCTAGAACTGGAGGGGATGAGTATCCTCAGGGATTAACTTTAATAGATATTGGTCAAGGAAATAATACCGGTTACCCGCTTCGTTACGGCTTCGTGAAAAATGAGAAACACAGTGATTTTAGATTTGTTCAATATTTTTATGGCACTGGAAATGAATCTGGCAGTTACATTGATAGTACTGGTACATGGATAAGGCATTGGTGGAGTGGGTCAGGCTGGACAGCTTGGCATAAAATTTCTGGATTTGCTCATGCAAATATAGGAACTACAGGCATACAGTATTTGGATAAAAAAGCCCACACAAAAATTCAATTTAACCGCAAAAGAAAAGATAGTCACAATGCATTTGATACAAAAAATAGTAGATTTGTTGCTCCTAATGATGGAATGTTTTTAGTAGGAGTGGGGCTGTATATGATAAATACACCGGCTTACATCAATTTTCATCTGAAACTCTATCTAAATGGATCATTGTATAAACCAATTGACCATTTGAGGGGGGACTTTAATGATAAGGAAAGTGAAATGAACCTTGACTTAAATGGTACTGTAACCGTTCCTATGAACAAAGGTGATTATATAGAAATCTATTGCTATTGCAATTATAGCGGTGATGATAGAAGAGGTGTATCCGATTATAACGAGGCATACAACTATATAGACATTCAAGAACTTGGAGGGCTTAACTATCCTACAGTATAAGTATAGGAGGAAAAACGATGATCGCAGAAGCAATCATGTATAAATACCCCAATGCAGATCCAACAAAAGATTTTATCGTTCAGAATGATGGGGAAGGGTCTTATATAGCTGAATGGAACCTGCGCGCCCCAATCCCAACACAAAAAGAACTCGAAACCTGGTGGGAAGAGCTGCAAAAAAATCCGCCGTACGAGCCGCCTGATCAGGTGGAGCTTCTCGCTCAAGAATTGTCACAAGAAAAGCTGGCACGCAAGCAGCTTGAAGAGCTGAACAAAACTTTGGGAAGCGAGCTGGCGGATATAAAGCTATCATTACTTTCCTTGAAAGGAGATCTTGCCGAATGAATTATTGGGTGCTAGCCCTTTATTATGAGTGGGCGACAGCAGATATGGTAAAACAAGCATTAGCATATAAAGACTGTTCAATTGAGGATCTGGCAGAGGGTGTGAACAAAAAGCTGATCACAGCTGACCAGTATAAAGAAATTACCGGTAAAGCCATGTAAGGCTTTTTTATTTTGCCTGTTTTTAGATCAAAGGAGGATGAAGATGGTGAAGTATCAATATGAATTTCCTCTCGATAAGGCTGGAAAAGCCGGCGCTGTAAAGCCCTATCGAGGAGGAAAAAATGATTTTGTGACACCTGTTTCGAATTTGTCAGGCGTAGCGGAGATTTTAACAAATGCTGCTTTAAAGGCGACTGAGGCATACAGTCAGCTCGGGCAGGACAGGCTTGGCGCAGTTCTGATTTCGAAAGTGAAGGGCTGGGCGTATGCAGATCGTGAAGGTACGCTCTTTATAGAAGAAAGCGACAACAACAATGTTTGGACAACGACAGCAGCAGTTAATGTCGCAGCCGGCGTCCTGACAGCGACGGACTGGGTATATCTTTCTAAACGCTATTACCGTTTCCGCTATGTGAACGGGAATCTTCAGCAATCTGAGTTTGTATTATACCAATCAGTCGGTGCGGGTGAGATGGATGTGCGTGTCAATGAAAAAACGCCTTTACAGATTGACTTTGCGGAGAATCAAACACACGATGGACGGCTGAAAGTCGAGGCTCGCAAAACATTTGACTTTGTCTTTCATGAAAATGCAGAGTCCGCCGGCGAGGGGGCTGCTTTACCTGTTGACGGTGCCGCGCATTTACTCGTTGAAGTCTACGGCACAGCAGAAATGAGCGAAGTCAAATTTTGGGGCAAATCGGTGTCAGGACAGAAACTGCCGATCAGAGGCGTGAAAACTGATGATGCTACCACTGCCTCCAGTACATTAGGAAAAGCTGAGGCATGGGCCTTTGATATTAAAGGGTTTAAGGAGATCATCATGGAGATTATCAGTATCACCGGCGGTACTCTTTCGGTAAAAGGGACCGCGGTTTCATAATAGTCTCGGCCCTCGGAAGGGAGGTGATCTGCATGTGAAGGAGGAGTGAGAGATGCAGCAAGAGGCAGACGTGAATGTGTTTCAGCAGGATTTAGCAGACATGAAAGGCGAGCACAAAGCACTTGAGCAGAGGGTTTCTGCATTAGAACGCGTGTCTGACCGGCAAGACCAGCAAATCATGACGCTGAACGAAAAATTAAACAAAATTGAAGAAAACACCACGTGGATTAAACGCACCATCACAGGTGCCATCATTACAGCAGTGTCTACAGGCATCATTGGCGGAGCCATCGCCATTATGTACAGCCTGCTGCAGCATTAAAGGGGGATTTTTATGAACACGTTTGACAAGGGCACGGTCATCAGGACGGTGCTTCTTTTAATTGCTTTAATCAACCAGACCATGCTGATGCTCGGCAAATCACCATTGGACATTCAGGAGGAGCAGGTCAATCAGCTCGCTGACGCTCTTTATTCAGCCGGTTCCATCGCATTTACAATTGGAACGACACTTGCCGCTTGGTTTAAAAACAACTATGTAACAGAAAAAGGAAAAAAACAGCGCGACTTGTTAAGGGACAATAATCTGACGAAATAAGGAGAGATGAAAATGGTTAACATTATTCAAGACTTTATTCCGGTTGGCGCAAATAACCGTCCAGGCTACGCAATGACGCCGCTTTACATTACGGTGCACAACACAGCGAATACCGCAGTAGGAGCAGATGCTGCAGCGCATGCCCGCTATTTGAAAAATCCTGATACGACGACAAGCTGGCATTTTACAGTTGATGATACAGAAATTTATCAGCATCTGCCTTTAAATGAAAACGGCTGGCATGCGGGAGACGGAAATGGCAGCGGCAACCGGGCTTCTATTGGAATTGAAATTTGCGAAAATGCGGATGGCGATTTTGCAAAAGCAACAGCAAATGCCCAGTGGCTCATCAAAACATTAATGGCTGAACATAATATCAGTCTCGCCAATGTCGTCCCTCATAAGTATTGGTCAGGGAAGGAATGTCCGCGAAAATTGTTAGATACGTGGGATTCGTTCAAAGCAGGAATTGGGGGAGGCGGCAGCCAAACTTACGTCGTGAAACAGGGCGACACACTTACATCTATAGCGAGAGCATTTGGTGTTACGGTTGCTCAGCTGCAAGAGTGGAACAATATCGAAGACCCGAATCTTATTCGCGTTGGTCAAGTATTAATTGTAAGTGCTCCATCGGCTGCTGAAAAACCCGAGCTCTATCCGCTCCCTGATGGTATCATTCAATTGACAACACCTTATACATCAGGAGAACACGTCTTTCAGGTGCAACGAGCACTTGCGGCTCTGTATTTTTACCCTGATAAAGGCGCTGTTAACAACGGAATTGACGGCGTTTACGGACCGAAAACAGCTGACGCAGTTGCCCGTTTTCAGTCTGTTAACGGTCTAACTGCTGACGGTATCTACGGGCCTGCGACGAAAGAGAAGATCGCAGCGCAATTAAGCTGATCAAAGACCATAAAAATCCCGGAGCCGCTCCGGGATTTATTTTTTCTTCTTCAACTTTTTTATAATTCCAGCACTGCGCTCCCTCACCCGAAGCGAGTACCCGGAAAGCCCAAACCTTCCGTAATCAACAAACTTCACACGCCTCACCAATTTTTTCACTGTATCACCTGACATTATCCTCTGTTTGTATTTATTATATGTCACCCTTTAAGAAAAGGAATAAGGACAAGAGCTGTTTTCCCTTGTCCTTTTAGTGTGATCATGCTTTTTTTCGTTTATACTCGTCAATCAGCCGTTCGTTTTCTTTGAAGATTCTTGCTGTATGCGGACTGACTTGATAGCTTGCGACACTGGTGGTTGAACGTTTTTTCAGGATTTTAAACGGCTTCGCCGCTCTGGGCTCGCATCTGTTTTGAAACGCACGTTCCAT